GTCTTTGTCTCCTACGCCTGCTCCGTCTTCAACATAACCTGATGCTCTAACATAATTGTTTGCATCATTTTCGTCATGAGAAACTTTTGATGGAAGATAGTTTACACCACCTTCATTAAATTTTTTAATCTCTGCAATACCACCTACTCTTAATCTTCGAACAGGCATAGAATAGTTACCTATTCTTGGATCTCCCAACCCTGCTTCTTCAGGTGCATAAACTTTTTCGTATGCTTTTTCTTCACCTGTTACTGGGTCGATGTAAGTGTATCCAGGTCTTTGAGCTCTTAAATCTAAGTAACCCATGTTGTATCCAGGTGTGTAAATATCCGTTGGTTGTGGATTAAACGCACCACTTAAATAAGATGCTCCAGCAATTGCAGCTGAAGTTTTAAACGGATCAAACTTACCAGTTTCTTTGTTTCTGAGAATATCTAATAAATTTCCACTTTTTTGTTGTGCTGCTTCAGCTGGAACTTCAAAAGGTTGTGGTGAACTTGTTACTGGATTGTAAGCTCCGGGCATATTTCGTAAGAATGCAGGTTGGCTTGCAACAAAACTTTGTGTTGCTGCTGATTGTGGAAACATACTCATACCTGTAGAACCTAAAGTATAACCTGTGTAAGCACCTGTAATACCTCCTAGTATTCTTCCTAGTCCTGAGGCTCCCGATTCCTTCGCACTTTTGTATCCTCTGTAACCACCTAAAGCGGCTAATGCGTAGGGTATAAATTGTACTGGCATTAAATATATTCTCCTTTTAAGATCTTAAGTATGAAATACTACCATTTTAGTCGGCTAGTTTCAACTCGTCTCTAAAACATCCCTCGTACTGATGTTCGCCCACATGGATGATTGGGTCATTAACAAAGACATAACATTTACCCCCAATATCTTTCCAAAGCTTACAAAAAGAAAAATCTTCACCTAAATAAGTCTTAGTCTCAGGGTCGTGTATGCAATCAAAAAAGTTCCATAAATGAGGTCTATCTACATACTCACCATTTATAACTGTTTTTTGAACTATGTTTTTATTTGGATACTTTTCTATCATCTTGTCAAACACTGATCTTTTAATCAACATACATCCTGTAGGGCTATGTGTAACTTCCATAACACCGCTATCTAAAGTAATTTTATTAGCATCTGCTACTTTCATTGGGTAGGTGTTTAGCCATCTATGTATATCTCCAGCGTTTTTAACTTCACCATCATTCCACTTTTTATAAAGCTTATCCCACATCATAGTTTTAAGTGGGTAAGGAATAGATATTAATTCTTTGTCTAAATCTAACATTTTAATAATAGATTCTGCTCTAAAATATATATCAGAGTCTACAAATAACATATGAGTACAGTTAGATTCTAAGAATGCTGACACACATAAGTTTCTTCCTTGAGTAACTAAAGAAGATTTTAATAAAGTAAATGTAATTCTTATGCCCTTTTTAATACATAGTTGTTGAAGTTCTAAAAGGGCCTGTGTGTAATGCATAGTCACATCACTATGACAAGGTGTACAAATCATAATGTTATAAGGTGACTTAGTTGTTTTCTTTTCTTCTTTTTGTCCGGTGTCCGGTTTCCACATAGGAAGAGTAGCTTTTTCGTATGAGGATACCTCAACTTCTTTTAATGTTTGGTACGTGTCTTCATTTATTGTTTCTTTCATTCAAAGCTCCTTTCAAAAAGTTTGTCCATTCCATACCCTTTTTTTCCCAGTTATAAAATCTTTTATAAAAGTCTTGTTGCTGTTGTAGGTGTTCTTGCATAAAATTTTCATGTAAATAAGATGCTGCAACATTAATAGCTGCTCCTGTATCCTGTGCCATCTGTTCGTAATTTTTTGAGTAGTTAATGTATACTGGCCACTCTGCACAAGTTTCATACAAAGCCCCAAAGTTATTAGTTATTACATGTACACCAGAAGCTAAAGCTTCTAAAGCTGACGCACAAGATGTTTCTTCAAATATAGATGGGTACACAAACATGTCATAGTTAGGCATCATTTCTTTTATGTACTCATGGGGTTTGTAACCAATATAATTTACGTTAGGTAATTTATTAGCTTGTTCGTATAAAGCTTCAAAATCTTTTTCAGTGTTATCTGAAAACTCAGATCCGTATACTTTACAAGAACTATAAACATCTAATTTTATATGAGGGTTATCTATCTCCTGCATTGCACGTAACAATACATTTAAACCTCTCCATGGGGTGCAGTGATGTATTAATTTTATTGGAGTTCCTCTTTTATAAATTTTTCTTATAGGAAAGGTATCAATACCGTTTTTAATAACTACACATTTTTCAGTAGGAATATCAAAAGCATACCTAAACTTTTCGTAATTCCAATGACTATTAAATACATACCAATCATATTCATCATGTCTTTTTTTATTAGTAAAAAATTCTTGTAAGTTAGGTTGGTCCCAAGAGTTCTTCTGCCAAAGAATATTTAATTTGTTCGGGTCTATTGGAACTTTGCCAGGAATAGATGTACATATCTGTACCTGATCTAATAACTCTTTTGAAACATGCTTATAAAGCATTTCCATTTGTAGCTCAGTGGCTCCTCGAGGTTTCATTATTTTTTTTCCATAAATTTTTTATACGTTTCCTCTTTAGTTATTAGAAAAAAAGGTTGAGTCCAACGTTCATCTACTGTTTGTAACATAGGAGGGCAATGCCAAACTTGTGTTCCATAGAAAACACATCTATTACCCCTTGAACCTATTATTGTAGTGGGCTCGTAGCACTGTTCAGTCATATAGATACGAGTTCCGTCATCTAATGAATTAGAATTGTAATAAACTACACCAGCTATATCATAATTGGGTGAATCAATATGTTGTTTAAATTGACCGTAAGAAGGAGAAGATTCTACCTCGCTCTTTTTAGTTTTTCTCAAAAAAGATGTCATATGTAATATTTGTATATTTGTTTTTTTTTCAAATGTTTGAATAAAAGTTTCTTTCAACTCTTTAGGAATTTCTCCTGTTTCATGACAAGGCCAACCTTTTAGTCGATCTCCTCCGTAGTGGCCCTTTTGAGATTGCACACTTGGGTTAAAACGAAAATTTAAAAAATTTAAAGCTATAAGACCAAGATCATTTGCATCATAAAAACAATCAATGCAGTGAAACATAAATTATTCTTTTGTTTTTGCACCCATTGAAACTCTAGTAACTTTTATTTCGAGGTCTTGTCTAAAGTCATCCACAGTAGTATCAGTATTGGGATCAGCAACATCATTATCAAAATCAACTTTGCTAGCATATACTTTGCCTGTTCTTTTATGTTTAATAACTTCTTTTGCAGTTGCTGGTATTTTAGGTAAATCACTCATTGTGTACGTCCCTGTCTATTATATTTTTTATTGTGTTGCAACTTCTTTTTTTTATTAGGGCTCTTGCAGTGTCTTCTAGGCCTTTTCCTAGGTTTATCTCTTTCAACAAAATCTTTAAATTTTCTAGCCATGTTTTAAACCTATATTAAATGATACAGAAATTCTACCAATATCTTCATCATGGGGTTTTACAAAATGACTTAAATGAGATGGAAATAAAACAAGTAAATTTTTTTTCGGTTTTATAGTAAAAGAATCACTAAAATTTTTATCATCAATAAAATCACAAACCCAGTTAAAAGAAGCAGCAGTATCATTTCTTACAAAAACTAATTCACCACCCTCTTTAGTTACTTCTAAATAATAAACTCCAGAAAAATTGCTACCTGGGTGCACATGATTAATGTTAAAATTATGTTTATTATTTTTGTTTATCCACAAATTTATTAATTCAAACTTTGTTTTTACTTTTAATGTAAAGTTATCATTTAAAACTTTAGCTGCTTTTTTAAGAATATTTAAATTAATAGTTTCATTTTTTATTGAATTTGTTTGAAAACCACCTACATTTGATCTAAAAATTGATTTACCTTTTTTTTCTTCGACTGATAAAACTTTTAATATTTCTTCGTCCACCTCTGTATTTAAAAAATTATCTACAAAAATAGAATCTGTAAAAATATTTACTCTACCCATTTTCTTGAGATCGGTCTATGAGAGCATAACTTACAACACCTGTAATTTCATTTGCTGTACCTGCTTGCATGGATAAAACATCACTTGCTTCCATCGCCAAAGTTTCTTCTACCATATTAGCTTGAGCTTTATTAAGTTCTTTGTAAGCTATCTTTACAGCCGAACCTCCAGACTTTGTTAACAAGGCGTGGGTATCTACATTACTTGCTGTATCATGAACCGCTTGTAAGTTTTTAACTAGTACAGTTGCATCTGAGGGGCATGTTAAAACTGTAGTAACGTTTGTAGTAGTCAAAGTAAATGTATCGCTTTTGTATCTAATTGTCATGATAAAAACCAGTTAAATGTATCTTGTTCATTTTTTAATTCTTGTTGATAAGAAGTGTTTAACTTATCTTGCATCGTTCGTAAAGACTGAGATACTTGTCTTTGGTTTTCCTCTGTATATTTAGGTGAGGGTTCAGGAATTACTATATCTACTCTTGCCATTAATACCCGCTATGTAATCCTCCAACTCCTGATGTGTGTCTAGCTTGTCTAGGGGCTGGTGCAGGTGCTGGTGAAGTATATTGATCTACTCTCGCTTGGTCTTGGTTTGATACAGGCTCAGAATCTATACGTTGTTGTATTGCTTGTATTTGTTGATTATTTAAATCACTTTGTACTCTTCTTTGATTCATTTCGTAAACTTTTTCAGCTCTTTTTTGAGCTAGCAAATTTGACATATTTAAAGACTTGCCAGTAAGAGCAGATCCTACACTTCCTAAAGCTGCTATGCCTGCTACGTAAGGGTTAGTGCCCATAACAGAATTTAGTATATTACCTTTAATACCTTCTAAACCAATTTTTTTAACTATATAATTTTTAACTTGATCTTCAATTACATTTTCTGCCATCTGTTTAAAGTCTGGTAATCTTGATGGTTTATCATCAACTAAACCCATCGGTTGTAATTCTTCATTAGCAAAACCAGGTTGATAATTTTCAAATCCTGGTTGCGCTTGTACTGCTGCAAGACCAAATGGATCTTGAGCTTGTGCTGTATTGTTAGCATAATCTTGTAAAAATATTTCGTCCATTATCCTCTCATACCATCTGGTTGTACGTCTGCTCTAAAAGTACCAAATCTCCAATTTTCATCTGTACTTGTATTTGCAATTTTTAAACTAGCAAATCTTGCTCTAGCTCTAGTGTCTATCTTATCAGTAGTTGATGTTATTGTAAAAGGTCCTAGTGGTGAGGATGATTCGGTGTCACTTGGATAATCTCTTAATTGAATAGTAACTTGAGCATTACCTTGTAATAATTTAAAATCAGGTACAAATCTTCTCATACTCATAAATAGTTGACCATTACCTTCAATGTTTAAAGAAAAATCTCCAGATTCTATAAATGCTGGAATTGTAGTCTTCGCACCTGTAGTATCTACTTGATCTGTTCCAACTTCATGAGCATAATAAATAGTCCCACCATTTAAATTTGTTACACCTTGAATTAAAGGGAAAGTTGGTGTTGTTGTTGAATTGAATTCAGTTGCGTAAGGTACATCATATAAATTAGCATCTACCCAAGTAGTTCTCGATAAAGATCCTGTTGTCCAAACCCCACTTTGATAATTATAAGTTACACATCTATCATTAAATGATGAACCTGATTTTGGATAAAACCAAGTTAGTTCTTCGTATAAATGATTAAGTCCTACATACACTGATTCACCGTTTTGATAATTAACTCCAAGATTATCTCCTTTGTTTGTGAATACAAAATCTTCAACTTGGCAGGGTAATGATTTTACAGTACCATCATATACAAAAAATCCACCAGACTCACCCATCCAATAAACAGCACCGTTTACATATTTTATAGAATGTTGTCCGATCGCACCACAGTTTGAACCTACTTGTCTTATTGAGAAAGTAAATGGAGGTCCTACAAATTGAATTACGTAAGCAGAATTATCTGTTAAAACTAAAGTATAATCTTTTCCTTTTACAGCTCCAACAATTTTAGTGCCAGAATCTAATCTAAAAGTACCTGCCGTATTAACTGAGGTAGGTGTGTAGTCACTTATATTTTCTTGATCAGAAAATCTTATAAACATTTTATCTTGCGAACCACCACTTCCAACTGTAGTTTCAGTTCCCAACATTAATAAATGTCTATCTCTATCTGATACAAGAGACATTACTGAAGCGGTAGGCGCACCACTTACAACAGTTGCTCTTGTAGTTAGTGCATTGGGGTTTGAGTTAATTGGATTCCATTCAAACGTTTTACCGTTTTTAATCGTAGCTATTAATTTTTCTCCAAAGTTATCTAAAGACCAAGATGCAGGATCAATTGTCAAAGTCGAAGCTAAAGAAGCTTGTCCCCAAGCAGTGTAATATTCGACACCAGATCCAGACGCATGAGCAGATCTTGTTCCCGCAACACCTCTCGTAATACCAGTTAAATCATTTGTAGATATACCTGTGTAAGAAATAAATTCTGTCCCTACTTTAATTGTTCCTGATGTTGGAAATCCAGTTGTTGATGTAAGTGTAATAGAAGTTCCAGATCCTCCGGTTCCTGCAGTATCATCTTGTAATAAACCATTTAGAGTTCCAAATACTTGTTGACCTCCGCCCCATAGGCCTGTTCCCCAACCGAAGCCGTAGGTAAATCCTAAAGCACCTGCACTAATATATGGATTGACTGTTGCAGACCCACTTCCGTTGACCGTTGTCCCTGCTGCGCTAGCCATTGTTATAGTAAATGAATCACTATCTGGAACGCTGACTACTTCAAAAGTATTTGTTTCAAAATTTCCAGCAGTATATCCAGCTCCTACAGGAGGTGTTACCGAAGTAAATGTAAACAGATCTCCAGGCTGTAATGTGTGCGCTGCTTTGTTAACAGTAACTGTAGCTGAGGTATTTACAGTACTGAATGTACAACCAGTTATAGCTGTACCTAAAGGAGTTATATCGTAAAAGGCACCTTCATAATAAATAATTAAAACTTTGTTTGTGCCTATTGCAGCATATCTTCTGCCATCTAAATCAGCCCAGACAAACTGTTCTCTTGCTGCACCTACTATAGATGCATTCACAAGCTGTTCCCAACCACCTATCTTTTCCGGTAGTCCGTATCTAAAACGTACAAAGTCTCCGTCAGTCCATTTACCTTCTGCGCCTGTTGCGGTTACTTGTTTATTAAATCCTGGTGCTATTTGTACTTTTGTTAGAGGCATAGCGTATTATACCTTAATTTTAATAGATGTTAAAGGTTAGCTATTTAATCTTTTTTTTCGGGTTTTATGTCGTAATCCATGTAAGATTGTAAATTTTTTAAGGAACTATCTAATTTATCTATAGAGTCACTTGAAATTTCAAATAAAGTTTGACCAAACTCTTTAACTCCCTCTAAATCAAATATAATTCTTCCGTTCTTATCAATCACATCGATTTCTTGATCAGTAAATTCAAAGTCACAGGATCCGTCTTTATGTTGTTTTATTTTCATATTTTTTATTTTGTTTCAAATAATATATTTCCTGAAATAGAAATTCTTTCATCATCAGTATCAAAAAATGGATATACTTGATGTCTTAATTTTGAAGGAAATAATAATATTGTTCCTTCATCTTTTTTTGACAATATTATTTCCTTTTCTTTTGTTTGTCCTAAAATATCATTATATATAAAAATAAATTTATTTTCAGTAGGTATTTGCAACCATATAACAAATGAAAATAAACCATCGTGTAAATGTGAGGGTATATGTTGGTGTTTAGTTTGATAATTGAACCAAGCTTTTGTTAACTTTAATGGTACATCTTTTGTAAACAACGGAAAAAGAAAATAATCATTATTTTTAATTAAAAATTCTTCAACTAATTCATTCAAATATTGACCAAGTTTATTAAAATTTTTTATGACATAAAAGTGTTTAGCAACACCAGCATTTGTATTAGTTAAACCTGAAATAAATTTATTTTTTTGATCTTTATTAATTGATTCATTTTTTAAATTAGAAAATAATTCTTCAGGAACTTTATCTTTTATAATTTCAATGTTTTTAAAATTTACATTTTCTACAGTGCTTATTTTTTTTTCTTTTTCTTTTTCTTTTTTTCTTCTTATTGCTTCATAATCAATATATATTTTTACAAAATTATTAAGTATGTGTTTAAAATTTTTTGCACTAAAATTTAATTTTTTATCTTTTTTAAGTGTTTCAATATCATAACTTGAAAACCATAGTTCAGAACCACCGTCTTTTCTTGTTTTAAATATCATCGCTCTTCTCCTAATAATTTTCTTTTATCTAAATACCAATCTTTATTATCACCTTCAGCATCTACATAATGTAAAAAAGTTTGAGCATGCCAATCTCCTTTAAATTCTTTTCTAAAATGCTCTAGTTCACAACCAAGGTATACTACAGCCTGACCTGGCTTCAAGTCATAAGAATTTCCATCCATATAAATAGGCCAAGACGTTCCGTCTGATCCTAACATTACAGTAACACTTACTTCACAAGAAGGCCTATCTTTATGTATTTTTAAATCTGCATTTTTAGTATACATTCTCCAAAAAGCATAGGTAGGTAATAGTGACAACTTAGTAATTTCTTCCATTTTTTTTTGTTTTAGTATCATTAAAGAATCCATTAAAGGATCTCCGTAAAATCTTGTATCCGCATTATCACTTTGATGAAAATCAAATTTAGTAAAATTATTTCTATGTTTTGTCATGCAATACTTATTAATTATTTTTACTTCGTCATTACTCAAAAATTTATCAATAAGTTTATACTTAAAATCTTTTATAGAGCCCAACATACTAATGAATACCTTGTCCCTTCTGTTACGGGCATAACTGTATGTGGATAAAGAAAATTGCTTGGCCACAATATAAATCTGTTAGTTTTTACTTCTATTTTTTGTTCTTCTTTTGTATCTGCGCTTCTAAAACATAACTCACCACCTTTATAATTATCGTTTAATAAATAAACTCCACTTATAGTTCTTGGAAATCCCGAACAATGATCAGTATGGTATTTGTAGAAACCACCTACTTCATATTTTAATATTTCAATAGTTTGAATAGTATCAACATTCATAATAACATTTGTGTCTTGTTTATATTTTTCTATTAACTCTCCAAATAAAGAACAAATAAAATTGTACCAATGAGCTTCTGTCAATGATGGTGTATTATTATTTATATCAAAACCACTTACGTTTCTTTCGTTTGTGTTTATAACTTGTTTGTTTCCTATAGATACACCTGCTGGTTTATATTCTCCTTGATTAGCAAATTTAAAAAAATTGCAAAAAATTTTCTCAGGTACGACATTGTCATAGATTTTAATAAAATCTTTTAACTCCATGATTTTTTAATCCAGGATGCCGTTTTATATATGTTGATACTAGAAAGGTAGAAAAAAATTTTCTTAACAGAAGGTTTTTTTTGTGGAGTTATTTCCATTTTCCAATTATCTCTTTTAAAAGGAAATACTTGTACATAAGGAGTTCCTTTTTTTAAAGTGGTGTTTAAAGTTTCGTACTTATCCCCATTAAAAACAACTGGAAAATTTACCTCTTGATAAAACCTATCTGTATCCACTATTCCAGGTAAAATAGAAAAACGATCATCTTGGTTATTCATAGGTGGTAGAAATAAACAAGAATACCCAGGAGGTGTTTTTATAGTCCAAGGGTTAAGTATTTTGTGAAAACTAAGTCCTTTATTTTTTTCAACTAAAGGAGAATCACCTAATTGTTGTATCGGATGAAAAGATGGTCCTTGTTCTCCGATTACATTTAATTGCTTACTTTGCAAGGTAAGTAAAGTTATAGGATTTACAAATTGATAAGAATCTGGAACACCCTCTTCATTTTTTACATTATGACTAATTACTATGTCTTGTGCAATTTTTAATAAATAACCAGAAGTAAGTGTATCTAAAAAAGGCATACAACCTTTTATCGTTTTGTTATGGAAAGAGTGTTGTAGTTTTTTGTACCATTCAGGTATATTGTTTTTTATAGGGGTTGGGTAATCTTCTTTTAAATCACAGTATTCTTGAGGCGCAGAAAACTCAATAATTTTTTTGAACATACCTATTTATAGTTATGTTATAGTATATTACAATTAAAAAAGTTGAAGAAAGCTAAATGCAGTAACTGCATTATCTTCAGCATACTGCTCTATACTTTTATTTAATTCTGGATTAGCGTCATTAATAATCGTTGTAACATCTAGGCCATTTAAATAATTTTTGTATGTTTCTACTGAAGCTCTTAGACTTGAAGTTGTATTACATTCAAGCCAGTGATTTAAATCATTTATTTGTTTTGATATTTCTTCACTTAAATCTTCTTGAGAATCATAAGAGTATACATTTTCTTCATAAGTTACATTTGAACCTGTTTTATTTATTGGGTGTTTAAGACCTAATTTAACACTATTAAAATCAGCATCAGAAACTGTAACTAAATCATATAAATCATCTGAAAAATTTTTTTCAGTATCATACACTTCTTGTGATTCTGCTATTCTGTAAATTGAATTAGCAACACCATCAGAATTTTTTCCAAAAACAAATACAGCCATTATGAACCTGCTCCTTCAAATATAACTAACATTCCTGCACCACCAGCTCCACCGTTTCCTCTTGTATTACCAGCTGCTCCTGCATCTCCACCATGAATTCCAAGTCCAAAATCTATAAAGCCTGTAGGATAAGTAAGAGTTGCTCCAGGAGCGTCTCCACTATTTCCAGGAGTTTGTGATCCAGGGCCTCCTCTAGTACCACCGTTTCCTGCGTTAGTAGTCCCAACGTCAGTAATAGATGTAGCTCCCCCTGAACTTCCTGCTTGTCCGAAGTTAGCTATACCTTGTGTTCCAGGAGAGCCTGGTGCTCCAACAGCATATGCTTTTGCGAAAGGTGAGGGTGTGGGTGCATAATAGATTCCAAAACCACCTCTTCCACCAGCTTGACCAGTTTGACCATTAAAACCTCCGCCACCACCTCCGCCAGCAGCAAATAAGAAAGCTTGAATAGAAGATGAGTTTGAGGGTGCAGTGTAAGTACCTGATGAAGGGCCGTTTGCAAAAAGAGCAATTTTAGTTGCTCCCGGAGTTACTCCTGCAGAACCCGAAGAAGCTGCAGTTACTCTTCCTTGCGCATCAATTGTTACACTTGCTGCAGTGTAATCTCCTGCAGTCACTGCAGTGTTTGCAAGTTTGTCGGCTGTAACAGCATCGTCTGCAATAGCGGCAGTCCCAACTGCGCCATCAGCAATACCTGCGGCTACAACAGCATCGTCAGCAATCTTAGCTGACGTTACAGCATCGTCTGCAATTATTGAAGTCGTCACTGATGAAGCTTCTAACTGAGCTGTAGCAATAGTTCCACCTAAAGTGTTTAATGAAATTTCTTTTAAATTAGTTCCGTCTGAATACGCTGCAAAAATTTTAGAACTTGCAGCTCCTGCAGTAGTTGGAGAGAAACCCGTTCCTGATGCAGTTTTAATTGTAAGATTGTTTGCGTTTGTAAGACCACTGCAATCAAAAATATAAAATTTTTCTATTGAGTCTGGAATAGTACAAACTGTGCTAGCAGCAATAGTTGCTGTTGCAAATTTAATAACTAAATTTCTTGCTGTTGATATTGCACCATCAGACATAGTAAGTGCAACAGTTCCTCCAGAGGAAAGTGTAATTTGTTCAAAACCAGCAACTGCTTGTTGTATTAAATTTAAGTTTGTGTTTGTTTTATCTCCCCATGTACCAGCGTTTTCGCCAGTCACCATTAGTTCGAGTTTTAAATCTGTTGAATAACTAGATGCCATAATTTTAATCTCCTAAATAATTTAAATAATACCTCATTTAAGCAGCCCGATCAACCTCAGTCCAAGTATTATTTACTCCTGGATTTATTTCAGCCCATGCAGTAATAATAGGACTTCCTACTGAAGCTGTCAACTGTATGCCTGTAACGTCAACACCCGCAGTACCAACAGCTACTACAGAGCCTGCAGAGCTTGTTAATTGTAACCCTCCTACACCAATTATTTGACCTGGTATATCAGCATGTTGACCAAGAGACATTGTCAACTGTTGTCCAGTAACTGATTCATTAGTAGATTGAATTAGGTTTATAGACCCTAATGTCATCGTAGCTTGAATACCTGTAACATCTACCGGAGTTTTAAGACCTCCTGTAGTGCTTCCTTGAGACATTGTAGCTTGGATACCAGTAGCACTTACATTAGCATCTGCGGTAAATGTAGATGCTGTTGTTAAAGCATCAAGCTGATCTTCCGAAGCTAATACAAATATATCTTGGTCAATTTGAATTGAAAAAGATGGACTAGCGAAAGTAGTTGTCAATTGACCAGCACTTGTCACTGAAACATTTACATCTGTAAATGCACCTGTTGCTGGAAAATTAATTGTAGAAGTAAGTTCTTGACCAACTGCTTGTGCAGAGAATGCTCCACCCCATGCCAAGTTACCCCAAGTTCTTCTACCCCAACCTATTCCAGTAAGAGTAGATTCATCAACTGTAACAGAACCTATTCCTGAATTTAATTGTTGTCCTGTTACGTCAATTTCTTGTCCAATAGGAGTAGATACAGTTCCAACTCCAATTGATTCAAGAGATCCTGTAACAATTTGAATATGAGAGGTACCTCCTAAAGCACCTGCGTTTGTTGCAGTTAAAGTTGAGCCTGTTACATCTACACTTGCGTCACCAGTTACTGATTGTAAATTTCCGATTGAAAAAGATAATTGAACACCTGTTACGTTTGGTACAGATCCAGAAAGATCTCCCCATTCATTTTCTCCCCAAGTGTCACCGCCCCAACCTACTTGAATAATACCAGCAGCGGATACACTGCCAATGCTGTAGGTTGCACTTATTCCAGAAACAGATAATTCGACATCACCTTGTGCTGCCCAACTACCTTGTCCCCAACTAAGTGCACCCCACGCATTTGACATTCATTCTTATCCTTATGCTATTCTTAAGATAGCAGCAGAAGTAGTAAACGCAGGAAACTGGATTGTAAATGTTCCAGATGTTGCAGTTTTATCACTTCCAAAATCTAATACAGCAACTGCATCAGTAGTATTTGAACCACCATCTGTAGTTGTATTGTAAATTAAAGCACCTCTTGCAGTAAGAGTTACGTTTTGAAAACTTAAATCAGCAAAATCAGTAATAGCTACTGAAGATGAAACTTTTACACCTTGGTTTACAAGAGTACCACCACCAGCTGTGTAGTTTGATGAAGTTACTTCATTCGTAGTAATGTAGTTTGTTGTTGATTTTCCTAAAGTTGCAGAACTTGTGTACATCGCTAATTTGTAAGTATCAGATGATGTATCAAAGTCGTGCTTTCCTTGAAGTAATTCTTTTTTGAAAGAATCACAAATTGCATTTGTTGTTATTGCCATAATTATTCTCCTTATTAATTTGTGTTTG